CCGCGCCAGCGGTAGCAGTGCCCAGCTTGTCCAGCCCAATCGGACCCGTGATCTTGGCGTTAGTGATGGCACCATCTGCCACCTTGATCGTCGTAACACCACCATCTGCCAGGGCTGCTGTTCCGACAGCTCCAGCGGGTAGTGCCACACCACCACTGAAGTCCACCTTTGCGCCAGGGATGCCGCCTGCAGGCGTCAGCCGCACGCCGGCCGCAAACAAATCCAGTGGTGTTGCTTTCTTCGTTGTTGCCGCTGAAACATCGGCCAGTGGCAGCTGATCGGTTGCGTCGATCTCGATCGCCGGCAGGGCGGTCAGCTGTGAAATCTTGAGATCCGCCATGCCGCTTGCTCAGCTGCCAAACCGCTAGGCCCAGTCTACGGCGGTCAATACTCCAGCAGAATCCGCCCGTCGCCGGTCTCAAGGTCGATGCGGCTGCTGTTCTCCTGCAGTAGGTAGTCGTCAGGCAGCGCATACACCAGATTGATTGCCCCCGTGGTGACAAACGCGATCTTGCTGCGGATTGGCTGGTCAGGCTCAAACGCCATGCCAACATCCGTGATCAGACAGTCCGCCGCGTAGAACAGCGCCGCATTCCGCGACCTGCTATCCAGCTCTTCTGTGACGGGATCCGACCCACTGGTCTTCAGGTAGAACAGCCCCCGAAACTGGCTCCCCAGCTGCTGGCGCAACACCAGCTGATGGGCGTAGTGCGCCAGTTCGACATCGAGCCCCATGTTGCGCGGGCTGCACAATGCAACCTGCCAATCCCAGAAGCATTCGATTGAGCCACCCCCACTGATCAGTCCGCTCGTCTGCTCGCGGAATGTGTCGCCAAGACTGGTGACATCAATCGCGTCGCGGCTTGTGCTCAGCTCGTAGGACATCACCTCGCCAAGACAGCGGGATGACACACCATCTGCCATCGACGCCGCGATCCGATACGTCGCACTGGGACGTTGCAGGCTGATTGCGTTGGATGGGTGGTTGCGCAATGCCGTCTCCCACGTCGGGTACAGGCGCACACCACCAGCAGCATCTACATGGATGTACCACCCACCGTCGGGGTGCTGTACGCCATCCTCCCAGCCGCTGCCAGCAACAAAATCCAGCGGCTGTGTGCTGGCAGACCCGTCAGCATTGAGTCGCCGCAGCCGCAGCCGGTCGCCTGTGATGAACGTCCCGCTCGGGAAATCGAAGCTAAAACGCTTCTCCCCAGGCGCTACGTCGCCATCGTTCAGCTCTGATGCGAACTCCCCAGCACCGCTGCGTTGCAGCTGCACTAGACCTGCCGACCCGAGATAAACCGCCATCAGATTGTCCCCAGAAGGCCGCCAGTAACCGTGAAATCAATCGCGGCGGTCAGCACATCGCCTGCTGATGCCTGCAGCTGGACCGAAGTGATCAGTACATCAGCTTCGATCTCTCGTTTGCTCAACCGCCCGCCAGCAACAAGTCTGATCCGATGCTTCTTGTCGTGTGGCGTCGCGGTAGTTGTCAGCACCCCGTCGGTCAGCCTGCTTGATGGCAGTGCGCCGGCATTCTCCTCGTGCAGGTGCACCGTGCAACTACCGCTGTAGTCCTGAATGCCGCTGATGTAGGTCTTGGCCGTACTGCCAAGGTTGGTGGTTTCAAATTGCGCCACGCTGCCGCTGAACGTCCAGCCCTTGACGCGTCCTACCTTCACGCCATCGGCATAGAGCGCACCATCAATGCCGGTTAGATAGTTGCCCATGGCGTCAGGCTAAGACCTGCACAAGGTCGAGCTGCACGCTGCCTAGTCCCGGTGCCAGCCATGTCACCGATGGTGGTGACGCATAGCGCCATGTCGCACCTGACGGGTAGCGGCTCATCCCCGCAAACACCGCCGCCGGCAGCTGGAACGCTTCTACGCCAGCCGCTGACTGGTGGTGGTCGATGATCTGCCATACCTGTGCCTCCGTCAGCGTGGCCCATGTCAGCGACAGCGTGGCGCCTATTGCTGCGGAGCCGTACTGCATCCGCGTTTCGTAGCCGCTCATGCTGGTGAACACTCCGACAGGCGGCGATCCTGGTTGCCAGCCACGCGCTGATGGTGCCAGTGCAGGGAACAGGGCAATGGTCATCAGCGCACCTCCATTGGCGTGGTTGTCAGGTCAAGCGTGATCGACGATCGCCCCTGACCGTCCACAGGGAAATGCGTCGCGGCGATCTGCACCACCCCATCAGGGCCCTCCTCAGTCTGGCCGATCTGGTACAGGTGACTGTCGCCCAGGGCCGCCATCTGAACACGGATGATGTCGCCAGGTAGCAGCTGGCGCCCCTTTTCTGCTGTGGTGAACTGAATGCCGTGGGTCACATGCCGCCGCTTGGCAAGGATGTACCGCGCTGCCAGTTCAGCATGGCTGCGCTGCAGGCAGAACTCCGACAGGTCGTGCTGCTCAAATGGGCCAGCAGCGGCCTGCCCCTGATAGCGCACCTCAACGGTGACTGTTCCACCTGGGATCGTCGTGTTCTGCTCGGCGTAAACCATCACCGTGCAGAAGGGCTTGCGGTCTGACGCGGGTTTGTATGTCCTGCTGTAACCCGATAGGTCGGCCTGCGTGAACGTCGCCGTAGGGCTGATCGCGCCAGTGTTCAGTGCGCCACTGGCATCAACAGGCAGCGTCGGCACAACGCCCATCTTCCCGTTTGCCTGCCGCACATGGCACAGGAAATACGGGCACACTGCCCCCAGCCACTCGCGTAGGTTCTGGCTGGTGTTCAGCACCCCGTCAAACCGCAGTCCGTACTTTGCAGTGAACGCAGCGGTCCTGCGCAACGCTTCAATATCAATCTGCTCCTCGCGCACCGCCTTGCGCATCAGGTGCAGCACAAGGTCACTAAACACATTGCTGCTACCTATCGCATCAGCTGCCAGCAGGCGCTGTACCTGGATGCCGTCACGGATCAGCGCCGTCACCTGCTTGAAGTATTCGGGCCCATCGGGCGGACGGACGATATCCACGTTGCCCTTCAGACCCAGCAGACTCAAGTCCTTGAACAGCCCCGATGCCGTGTTGTCAGGCTGTACGCCAGCATCAATCCGCAGCGTCTCTGTCACCTCTGCCACCTCAAAACGCTGTGTCAGGCGTCCTAGTCCTGGAGCAATGTTTCGCCTGCCTGAGCCATTCAGAGATGCGATGCCATTCTGGTGCTGCCAAGCGGCAATCGAGTTGTACATATAGTCAGCCACGGTATATCCGCTTCGCCCTGATGGCGTGAACGCAGTCAGCACCTGCGCTGAACGCTCTTCGTACAACCCGTCGATCACGATGTTGTATTTCGCTGGTGGCAACCCATCAACTACCAGCGTGGTGCCGCCATGCCCAACCCAGAACGACCCCTCACGAACAACAGCGCCGTCAGACACACGGATGGCACGATACCTGTAGGCAACTTCGGTATAGATCGTGACATCAATCTTGCGGTTGAAGATCAAATCCGACTGATAGAAATAGGTCTCGTTGAATCGTGTGCCATCATTGCCCGTGGTCATGCTGTTAAACGGGACGCCGGCCTGTTTGCAGGCTGCAGTAGCTCTGCTAACTTCTCGTTGCTCGTTTGTTAGGTACGTCGGCATCGGCAACCATGTCGTCCCTTGATACGCCGTGTTCGCTGGGTAGTTTCCGTTGGAGTTAACGAAGCTACTGCTAGCCGTCACGTAACACTCACCCGTGATGCGCAGAACAAACCTTGTCGAGTAGATGCTTTTCCCGCTGATCGACGACGCACCACCGGCACCAGGCAGTCCCGCGCCCGTTGATGTGATCGTCTGCTCCCATGCCACGCCGCCAGGAACAATGTCCACGCAGGGCGGGATTGCTTCGTATCCCTGACAGTACACATTGCTAAGCGTGTTCCACCGCTGCCCGCCGTAGTAGATCGCATCCGCCGCAATAGCGCCAAGCCGTCCCTGGCTCAGCAGGTACAGCAGGCTGATCTCGCGCCCGCGAATCCCAAGCCTGATCAAATAGGTCGCCAGCCACAAGCCGCCGACGTTGTTCTCCCACCGCGTAAACACCAGCGGCACAGTGTCGCCCACTGTCGCCAGATCCTGCCGCCGCTCTAGCTCGACACCACGACTTGTCTCGTCCCGCCGCTGTACAGCAGACAGTGCGCGTGATGCATCCTGCGGGTAGATCCTGTCCATCACAGCTTCGGGACGTTGCCAATCAACGCCGTCGTCATTCGCCGCCCTGGGATCTGCGCTGTTAGCGCATCGAGCGCCAACCCAAGCTCAACCGTGATCGCCACCGCATCAGTGCTGGCGCCTACAACCTCACCAAGGAACGCAGACACCAGCGTGCGCCCACCACCATCGACCGTATACAGCTCTAGATCAACCAGATACTGCCCCTGCAGGGCTGCCTCGACAAAGGCAATCATGCTCGGCTCTGCTGCAAACCTCAGGCTAGAAGATGCTTCGTCGGCGGTCCTTGTCACGACGGCGGTGCCGGCGTCAAAGCTTTTGAACGCCGCACCATGGGACGTTTGCCCCACGTAGAAGTTCTGCCAGAACGCGTGGACCGTGGCACCGGAATGAAACCTGACGTAGCTGGCAATGCCCCGCGCCATCAGATCACCCCAGCCCGCTTACGTGCAGACGGCGACCCGCCCAGCGTTGCGATGGTCTGATTCACTGCGCTACTGAGCAGCCCAGGGATGTCCCTACGGCTGATGTAGCTCTGCCCGTCGAGAGTCACCGTGCTACCGCTGTAGGTCACATTGACCTGGGGTGTACCGCCACCGCCGCCTAGCACCGCATTACCACGGGCGCCGACGCTGTAGTTCGCCATTGCCTGCGCCATCTTCGACGAAGGGATCACATACTCGGGTTCGCCCCCTTCGCCGATGACCGCATTGGTCGGACGGGTGACGTAGCCACCATCAGCATAAAACTGTCTGTTGATCGTCTTGCCACCAGCAGAAATTGACATTGACCCCGTTGGCATCGGGGTGTTTGCTTTGCCGCCCGCCGCAGCCCGATTGGCTGCTGCTATCGCGTTGGCTGCATTGGTTGCGGCAACTGCCGCAGCTCCGTAAGACACCGCCATTTCGTCAGCGCGTTGCTTGGCAATGCCGATCTCGGTGCTCTGCAGTTTGGTACTAAGCGCAATCTGAGCAGAAATGATTTTCTGCTGGAACTGAGCCGCTGCGACGCCGTTGTTAATCACCTCAATCTCCTTGGTGATTTGCAGCTGATCTTTGCTGAAATTGATCACGTCCTGCTGTGCTCGTAGTGCTGCATCGTATGGGGCAGTCTCCTGCCCACGTGCTGCGGCCAGCGCCCTTTCGGCCCTGACCTCCTCGTACTTCAACTGATTTTTTCTGATTTGCAGTTCAGCCGCACGTACTGCTTCGGCGTTGGCTGCTTTTTGTGCTTCAAACTCCAGCGTCGCCATCCGAGCCGTCAGCTGGAACTGCTTGACCGCAATGTCAAGCCGCTGCTCAGCTGTCTTTGCATTGTCATAGGCGTAATCCAGCTGCTGCTGCTCTAGCCCGAGCAATGCCTGCTTATAGCTGTTGACCGCCGCAGCCCTGGATGCCATCAGATCCTGCTTCTGCGCAGCACGGTCGATCTCATCTGCCAGCAACGCATATGCCGCCTTGCTCTTATCGACTTCAGCCTTGAACTCTTTCTGTGCTTCTTTGGCGTTATCAACCACAGGCGGCAAGTTGCTGTACTGCTTCACCGTCTCAGCGGCAGCCTGCTTGGCTTCGTCCTGCTTCTGGTTGAACTCCCCCACCTTGTCAGTCGTC